ACTAGATCCAAAGTTAGATATAAAAGCCTATGATAATCCCCAATGGTTTAAAAAGATTGATGTAGAATATGAAGACAGTCTTAGTCCTTTTTGCTACACAGGAGATATGCACTACATAACTGCGTTTGGTGACTATTATCCATGCTGTTGGTTTGAAGGCAGATACAAAGACCCAAGATGGACTACACTCAATATCAAAAATAACACTATTGATTCTTTTGAAAAACACTTTAGAGATTTTACAAAACATCTAGAAGATTTTGAAACCTGTCCAGATGTGTGTAAAAAATTCTGTAGGAAAGTAAAAAACAATGACAAAGAAATGCAAGTGCCCAACTCGCAACTAAACAGAAGTATAATTGAGCTATGATAGAAGAACTTATTATTTGGTCTATAATTGGCATAGTCAGTGGTACTGTGTTTGGCATAATACCAGGAGCAGGACCTTTCATAGCAACGGCACTGTTATACCCTCTATTAGCGTCAACAGCACCTGTTAATATCATGATGTACTATGTAAGTGTTCTTATTACATCTAACTACACAAACAGCGTTACAGCAATCTTATATGGTATTCCCGGAGATGCAACAGCAATCAGCACTGCAAAATACGGTCATAGACTGTTTACTAAAGGATTTGGTAGTCTAGCAGTAAGCAGCAACGCAATCAGTAGCACAGCGGGCGTTATGTTTGCTGTAGGGGTGTTTTTACTAGCACTTCCCCGTGTGCTAGACTTGTTTGCTTTTTATAACAGCATTATCCAAACATTAATAATCACTGTGGCTGTTTTAATGATTACTTTTTTAACAAAACAAAATATCATAATTACACTAGGACTATTTCTTCTAGGAGGAATACTAGCCAAAGTAGGAATAGATCCTATTACGTTTGATAGTTTCCTTACGTTTGGAAACAGTTATCTTGCACTAGGAGTACCCTTTGCTAGTGTAATGATAGGACTTTATATTGTGCCAGAGCTTGCAAAAGTTCACAATGTAAACATAGGTGCTCCCAAACAAATAAGTAAATTTGCAGTTGGTAAAGAAACCACAGCACCAACACTTATAGGAAGTTTTATAGGTTTTTGGTGCGGGCTAATACCAGGTGTAACTAATATTCTTGGCAGCTATGCAAGTGCCAATATAGTCAAACGATTCTTTCGTAAGCCTGTACTCAAAAGCATAGCAGCCGCAGAGGCAGCGAACAATAGTGGCGCATTAAGTTCATTACTTCCTTTGCTTATCTTAGCCATACCTATCACAGGTAGTGAAGTTTTAATTTACTATCTGATGTTGGAAAACGGTTTTCAATTTAGTATACAGAACACTGTAGAAAAATTAGAAAACATAATTTATATTGTACCATTTGTTACAATATTTTGTTTGTTCCTCAGTTGGTATGGTTTTAATCTGTTAGGTAGAGTTGCATATTTTTATAAAAGATATAAAACATATGTCAATATCTTTATACTAACTACTATCAGCACAGTAAGTATAGCAATATTTCCAATACATGTTTGGATGTTTGTATGCATATTGTGTCTTTCAGTACTAGGATATACACTTAAACGCTGGGATACAAGTCCTGTAATATATGGATTTTTCCTTAGCGATTTATTTTACGAAAGTCTAACAAGGACAATAGTGATTTTATCTTAGGAGAAAAAAATGAAAAAACTAATCACAGCACTAGCAATCTTTTTTGCTACATCTGCACAAGCAGAAATGACAATAGTCAACCCAGGATCCGAAGAAGGAGTATTTAGACAGATACTTACAACAATCGGAGACAAAGTTGAGCATGACTTTGTTCAAGCCAACAACCCAGTCACAGCATACTCTTACATAGAAGGAGCAAATGATCCTGTGCTAACAGTGTGGTCAAGTGAATGGCCCGGCGACACAAAGTTAAAAAGCCCAGCAATTAACAAAACTAATCTTGTTGCGTTGATGACATATGAAACAATGATGTGTTCGAGAGAATTTACTGATCTTGAATCAATGTCTGGCAAAGATGTAAAAATAGCAACTTGGGGCAGTGAACCTGTTGCAAAATTTCTAACAGCTCTAGGCAATGAAAAAGACATTAACTTTATTGTAGTTCCTTTCAGCGGAAGTGGAAGCACAACAAAAGGATACATTGCTGGAGATGCAGACACAGTGTTTACAATTACTTCACGCCAAGGAGCAATTGAAGAAGACAGTGCAACATCGTGCATTGCATTTAGTGCTAAAGGAGATCTAGGTTTCCGTTTTGTAGATGCTATTGCTACAGTTGGTGCTGACGAAAAAACCACAGAATATCTACGTAAAGTTGTAACTAAATTAAGCGCAACAACCAAATGGAATGACAAGTTTAGTGGTTCTGTTACCTATGTAGGCGGAACAACTAATAACGTTTCTATGTTTGATCAAGCAGTAGTAAACTTTAGTAAGTAATACAATTTTGCAAGAGCTGATTGGCTTGTTGATAATTGTCAAACAGCTCTTGCTCACTTTTTCCTGAAACATTTAAATTTATATTAAATTCTTTATTTTGAAGATTTTGGAACTCAGGAACAATAACTCCAGGTTTAAGTTCGGTATTAAGATAATTTAAATTGTGTTCTATGTGTTCTAAACTTGCGACACTTACAACAACACCTGGTTTTAGTAGGGATGCCCCCCACAACAGTTGTTCATTGATAACAGGATCTCGACCGTCTTTGATGTTTTCAAATATATTATTAGACTCTAATCCATCTAAGATGTTCATCATTTGCCCTACACGAGCATTGAAATCAATTGCAATTAATTTTCCATTAGAAAAATGAAAGTCTGGTCCTGCATAGAATAGGTCTTTTATTTTTAATTTATCTATTATTATTTGCATGAAACCTACAATTTTATCATGCACATCTTTATCAATTTCGTTCTTTGGTACAGTCCATACTGCTAGATTTTTTGCTATATCTGTCGTTTTGCTGTTGGAGTGTAATTCTATAGGATTTTTATTGAGATCTAATACATCACCAAATTTTGTTTTAGATATTTTCAAATATGTAACTATGTTTAGTTTACCATCACGAATAAATCCGATAGGAGCAACACTGGGGGTTTCACTCCAGTGATATTCTTGCACTATAATTTTGCATGGCTTGTTGTTAAACTTGTCATTTTGTATACCAACTTTGTTTATTGTAAAAAAATCGTTATGAAAATTTTTATCCTTTAAATATTTCATAAAATGATGTTTGTTGTTCCAGCGACGATATTCTATTTTTGGTTGATTTTGATCACTGTCTGGCAAGAACACATTACTACCAGTGCCTATATCTGGTTTTGTAAATATTTCTTTATTGTCAAAAATTTCTAATTGATTATGGAAGGTGGGTGTAATACTTTTAGGTACAAAGTCAGATAGACCTACACTTCTGCAAAAATTATCAAATGTTTGTTTATTACTGAGTACTTCTGCAGCAAATGGTGTAAGATTAGCAATTCCATAATAACTTTCTAGTTGACTCTGGATTGGCAAAAGGTTTTCACTTACACAAAAAATACTATCACATTGCTTAATTTTTTTTGTAATATTAACAATATCAAAACCTTTGATGTGGTAAACTTTTGATATCAATTGTAGGTATGAAAATTTTTCGTCTAAATTAGCCGCGTCTGTTACTAGTATTAGATTGTTATTTTTATTTGCTTTAATAAAACCTTCGGCTTTATTTAAACTGCGTCTATGTGACAATATAATAATATTCATTTAGTCATCCTAATCTCAGTGACAAGAAGTACACTGTATATTATTATAGCATATTTTAAGATTAAGTCAACAAATAATTAGTGAAGATCAATCCAAGCACTACCATCATAGCCTTGGAATTGTGGAACACCTGTGCTGTCATCTCTTTGGTTAAAGATAATCATACCTGCGCTTGGACTTGGCACTGCCGCATCTCTAGCTGCATCGTTTGCGTATACACCTGGTGAAACAGGACCATCAAATGTTGAGCCTTTTTTAGCCGCAACAATTAATTTTTGAGCGTTGCCGTCTATTTCAATTGCTGTGTCAAAAAATGTTGCGTTATCACTTGCTACAGGACTGATACCTAAATATCCACCACCTGCTGTTTGATGATATGAAAATATAAGTGCTTCGTCTACATAATCGCTTGCTCCAGTATTGAAAGAACTAAAACTTATTCCCTGTCTGTCAAAATTTCCAGGTTCTGTTGGAGCACTTTTTGTGCCATCATATTTTCTAAAATTTAGTATGTTAGTTCTAATAGCATCTGTATAAATTTCATGTATCTGTGTGCCAGTTGTATCTAGTGCACCTTGGAATATACCTTGTAGCGTACTTGAGACACCGTCTACAAGTATAGTACTGTCGTCAGCAAACACACTACCTTGTACGTCACCAATGGTGTTACCTATATGTGTTCCTCTTAGTGTGCCTGTAAACTCACCTGTGCTTGCTCTAAATGCTACTGTGCTGTCGTCAGCAATTATGTCAGCATTAACTGCTAATGCATCAATCTGTCCATCTATTACAGCACTGCTTGCCCATACAGCCTGCCAACGTTTGCTAGGTGTACCTAGTGTAAAAGATTCATCATTTGTAGGTATTAGGTTACCACTGACATCCCCACCAACACTGATTACGTCTCCACCTGCACCGTCTCCAAGATTGATATTTCCAGTTGCTGTTATGGTACCGTTGATGCTGATATTACCATTGCCTGTAATATCATTACCGTTTAAGTCTAGATCACCGCCTAGCTGCGGTGTAGAATCATCTACAATGTTGTTAACACCACTTACTAAATTACCACCTACTGTTGATCCGTCACCAACATAGAGTTTTTTAGAATCAGTTACATATATAATTTCGCCGCTTTCGGGCGTTACTGTTAGTCTTTCAGCGTTTGTTCCGCGTCTTAATCTTAGGGCCATTTATTAACTCCTGGAATATCTATATGTATTTATACATTTTTTGCTTTAAACTCACCTACGTTTTTTCATAAAATATTTAGTTCTAGCCTGTATATCTGCTTTAATCTTAGCAGTATCCAGTCTAAAATCAATATTTTGTATAGTATCTTCATACTCTAAAAATATCTGTTCTAGAGTGTGTTCTATACTCTTTTCGCTAGGATTTTTCTTAAGAGTTTTAGCAACATCAATATCCCATACTTTTCCGTTTTTGAAGTAGACTCTTACTGCATGCAGATATTTTACTGGAACAACCTTGATATCAACATCTTTTAATACCTCGGGCCAGTGTTCTACAACTTCTTTTGGAAGATTCTTTTTATTAGGCACTTGCTTTAGCAGACTTCTTCTTAGTCGGCGCAAGTTCTTCTGCTTGTTCTCTTAAGCGTTTAGCTTCTTTGAACATGGCATCTGCCTGTGAACGATAACTTGCCGCTAAATCATCATCAGACATTACATCATTTGATTTAGGAGCAACTACTTCACCTGCTGTTGCTAGTGTTTCTACAGTTGTTTCAGAACTTGAAGCAGTAGATTCTTGTGTTTTTCCAGCACTAGGATCCTTTATTGCTAAATCCTCAACAGCAACACCTTTTTGTTCTGCTATTACTTTATTAAGTTCGTCTAGCATGATTGTAGTTTTCATGTCAGGCATCATCTCAATAGTATTAGTTGGTACTCTTAACATCTTTCCTGTGCTATGAAAACCAGCAAGCATGTTACGTCCATCAGGTAATTGATTTCTTGCCATTGCTTCTGCAAATTCGTTTGCATTTTGTCCAGCATCTGATTCAACTGCTTTGATCAAAGCATCATGTTCTGCTGAATCAAGATTTTCAGTTTGAACTACAACACAATGATCTGCATCGTTAGGAAGTGTTCTGTATGCAACAATTACTTTTCTTTGATTAGACTTAAACCGTCCAATATGTTTTAGGGCCATTATTTGTCTCCTTGAGCTGCAGGTTGTGCAGCTTTTTGTTGAGCCGCTACAGCGTTTAAAAATGTTTCTAATTTAGTATATGTTGTACCTACGATAGTCATTTCGTTAGGTTTAAATGCGCCTCTTTGGCTTGCTACATCAATAATTTGTTTGATGTTGCCTAAGTCCTGTACAGTAAGCTCTACAGGAGCTTCTTGAGCAGGAGCAGGGTTTGCTGGAGCAGTTTGCGCAGTTGCTTCAGCAGGTTTTTTTGTTTCTTCAGTCATAGTTAATTAACTCCTTATACTATTAATTAGTGAAAAATATTTACTTGTATTTCAAATGTGGACACGCCAAAGTGAAATAACTTAGTTCTTTTGGGTCTTCAAAACCTATTTTAAGAATAGTGTTAACACTGTTATCTTCAGTAACACCTACAGATCTACCAACATAATACCGTCCTTTTTGGTTATCATATATCCATTTAGATATACTTTCTTCAAGGTTATATCGCAACGGTATGTTGATATATTCAAAATAAGGTGGTGGAATTTTTGACTTTCTGTAGCCAAAGAAGTTAAGTGGATTAGGATTTTTAAGCAGCTGTTTTGTCATAGTGTGCAGTTGCGCCAAACGGTGCTTGAAGATCTTTGTCTCTATTTGAATGAATTATGAAAACAGTATCACAGTAGTCTTCATCACCCCAACTACCCCAAGGATAACCGTCTGTAAACATAATAAATTTCTTAGGAACAATATCGTTTTCTTTCATATATTCCCAGTTGCATTCAAAGTCGGTGCCGCCGCCGCCCATGATTTCGTAATCAAGCAAACTGTCGCCCGAATCTGATGCAAAATCTTGTTCGTTGTATACTTTTGTATCGAAGCACCATAGTTTGATATTGTATTCTTTGTATTCGTCCATAATGCCTTTAACTTCACCTAAGAAGTCCTGTGCTTGATCGTTTCCTATCGAACCACTCATATCAATACCGATACAAATGTCAATTGTTTCTTCAAAATTCATGCCAGGTAAAATAGCGCCAGTGTGCCACGCCTTGCGTGAAGGACGGCTAAATGTATAGTCATTGCGGATAGTTGATTGGATTTGTTGACGTAGGATTTCACGCCAGTTCATTTTAGGCTCTGTAAGATCTTTGATCATACGTTTGATCTCGCCAGGTAGATTGCCTGCGCCTGCGGCCTGAGCAGCACTCATCATACCTTCTTTAATTTCTTCCTTGATCTTTTTAAGTTCTTCTTTGGAATACTTAGGAGGACCTTTCTTTTTGTTCTTTCCATCTTTGCCGTTTTTTCCGTCTTGATCTTCACCTTCCCAATCAAGGTGTTCGTCAAGCAGTTCACCAAGTTGTTCTAAGAATTCTTTGCCATTCTTTTCTGCTTCTTTGAACAGTTCGTCATATACTTCTTCAGAAGTCCAACCATCATATTTAAAATCTTGGAAGCAGTCAATAAGTTTAGGTTTTTCACCAATACGATCACGTACCAACAAATTGTTTACAATATAATCGGCACTGATGTTAAACAGCATAGGATTTCGATCTTCACGTCTTGTAAGATGATCAAATACACAGTGTAGGATTTCGTGTGCAATTACAAATTCAATTTCTTTGTTGTTTAGTTCGTTGAAAAATTGTGTGTTAAAATACAAATGACGACCATCTGTTGCCGCTGTAGGACACCAATCGTCACAAGCCTCAATCTTAAGGCGTGTAGCCATATTGCCAAAAAATGGATGTCTAAGGAGCAAGCCAACACGAGCAACAATTACTTTGTCCAACACTTCTTTACGCATTTCTGCAAGTGCTTCAGGTGTAATATTTGGATCTGGTTGCCAATTTTTAAGTTTAGTTGCTGTATCTTTTACGGATGTCATTGCCATGTTCTCCTAAGTTATGCATATATTATATTTAAGTTTTGCAAATTTGTCAACTTAAAATGGACGGTTTTTTTGAGGAGACCGTCCAAACTCCCTAGTATTATGCCTGTTGTGCTTTGGTAATATACTTGCCAAAACGATCATGAAACTCATCAAAACATTCAACTTCGTCTGGATCAATTGGTAGGGCATATTGAGTGAGGGCTAATTTGATACCCATAACAACCAATTCAGTTTCAAAGTTATCCATCATAAAACGTAGGAACTTGTCGACTTTGTCGTCAAATTTCTTATCGCCTTTGTCGGACGCTTCTTTAAGTTCATAGCAGAGCGAGACCGTCAAGGAATACATGGCACTGATTTCTTTGGTCTTTAGCTCTTTAACCTTCCCTGACAAAATGTCAGTTGGGTTAGGCATTTGAGCCGCTACCTTACGGTGAGCGACAAACTTGATTGCAAGGCCTTCGCCTACAGCACCTGATACAAGATCAGTTGTTGTTTCTTCATCAAGCTCATCTTCGAGCAGTTCACTTACAAACGACCAACTACGTGGTGTTGCAAAAGATCTGCTTGGAGATTTCGGATCAAAATCGTAAAGGTCCTTTTTGCTAAAAGTTAAGTAACCTACAACATCTTTATGGATGTTGTGATCTACTGCCCACTGGAACCAGTCATCAAAATCGACTGCAAGTTCCAAGTGTACAAAACGATTAGCCAACGGTGCCGGCATACGATATGTAACACCTTTGTCAGCTTCACGGTTACCTGCGGCAACAATATAAACATTGTCTGGCAATGCATATGTGCCAACCTTACGGTTAAGAATAAGTTGATAAGCGGCCGCCTGTACTGCTGGCGCCGCAGAATTCATTTCGTCTAAGAATAAGATAATTGCTTTGTGTTTTTTTGCAAATTCTTTAGAAGGAAGTTCTACAGGTGGTGCCCATTTCATTGTATTATCGTTTGCGGCGTAATACGGAATGCCTTTGATGTCTGTAGGTTCCCAAAGTGATAATCGAACGTCAATTACATGAGCGTCCATATATTCACCAATTTGGTGTACAATGTCCGATTTACCAATACCTGGAGGTCCCCAAATAAAGATAGGACGTTGTTTTTTGATAGCATGTTTAATGCTGTTTTTAGCCTTGTTAGGGCTTAGTGTGCGAATTGCTACGTTTTCCATTGTAACTCCTTGTTTTAATCAGTGCCTTATTATGTATACTAATATAGCACCAACGAGCCTAAGAGTCAACCACTAATTTGCCAAAACTTCAATAAATTTTTCTTCTCTATCCAAAAACTTGTAGTCAATATGTGTTGGATTCATTGGTTCTATGTGTTCGAACACTGTCTTGGGGTCAAAATCACTGCAACTGTACACATCTAACTGCACGAGAGCAGGTGAACTTTCATCCCATATGTGCATTGCTATATGGCTTGTTTCGATGATTGCAAAGGCTGTAATACCCCTATTTCCTACCATTTTACAGTAACTTGCTGTAGGACCGTACATAGGTTTCATTTTGATCTTTTTGATTAGAGAGCGTAGAAATTTGATGGCTTTGTTCTTATTGACTATGGGCTTGTCAACTTCTGCCCGGACCACCAAATGTTTATGAGCTAACATATGGGATTATTTAGTAATATTAGTATATTATCTCGGTCTATTCATGGCTTTTATTAGGCCATATTTTCTTACATCTCCTGAAAAAAGATGCAGTTCCATTGCTTTCTTTTCGTTGGTTACTATAATGCCCTGACGGTCTAAGTAGTAGGGACAGTCAATAAACTGATCCATCCATATAACTACATTGGTTGTGAATTCAAAATCTGCTGGATAAGGAACTTGATATGTTTGTAGTTCAAGTTCATTTTTTATAAAATCGTAACCCGCTTCTGTCAGACGTAATCCGCCTGTGTCTTTTGATCTAGTGTTTTGCCACCACAAAGGCATTACTTCTTTTATGCTAGCTTCATTTACTGATTTGCCCGCGTTTTTAAGAAAGATTTTTGTGTATGTTTCTTTCCAATTCATTGCTAATCTGTATCTACTGTTTCGCCTGAGCTTAATTTTACTACTGTAAACTCTGTGCAATTAAATAAATCATTTAATTTTTTTGCTAGATTGATTGCATGTCCTGGATTTGAGAATGATACTTTTTTATACTTAGGTCCCGGATAATTAGTAAGACTATTAGAGGACTTAAGGTTAAAAGGTTTGTTGTTATAAAATACTGCCCAAATTGCTTCAGCATCTAAAATTTGATCACTTTTATAGGTCTTCTTATCAATGTGTTCAAGCAATATTTTAGGTTTTGGTCTACTCATAATGCGTACTTTTCCTAAGTTATATACGCATATATTTATCCTATTTTACCAACTATTTCCACCATCAAGTTCTACCTTGATAGTTTCATCCTCCTTGGAATATTTCTTTGATAGGATTTCTTCTAAATCACCATTTAGTTTTGCCATAGTTTCGCCTAGTGTAAACGCAAGACGCTTTGCAACTTGTATGTCTAATCTTACTTCTTTTGCTTTACCTGCATCAGCACTTTTTACTTGTTGTATAAACTGCTGTATTGGTGCTGTGTTGATAGGATCATTTGGCATTTGCTTTGCTCAATTCTGTACGCATTTCTAAACTAGTCTTAAAAGGACCTTTATACTCGTAACGATCTAGTGTTATTGCTTTAGGACAAAATGATTTCACCCAACCTTTTTCAAAACGAATAATATAATATCCAGCACAGTATAAACTTTTAGATTTAGGACTTTTTGTAAACAAAGGCAGTTTATTTTTTACATCATATAAAGGATTGTGTGGAACACAACTAGCATCAAATCCATGTACTTCTTTGTTGGTTACTTCTGTAATCTCAAGTTTTGACCAATCAATTTTTCCAAAAGATTTCTCAATTTGTTGTGCATTTTTTACAAATCTTGTTCCTTCTTTATCACTTAATATATATTTGTCTTCTGATAAAGAAAGTGTAGCAACTTTAACCCCACCATCTTCTAGTATCCAAAATTTACCATCAACGATTTCTTTTGCTTTTACTGTCATGCCACATACCTCGCTTGTAATGGCTCAGCATATAACTGAGCGTTTTCGCTCACACGTTGTAGATCCCATGTAGCACAGAACTTCATAAGACGCAAACCAACTTGTGAAATTTGTTTTGCTTTTACATTTTTAATTGTTGTGTCAATTATGTTTCGAATTTCTTCAGGTTGTGCAGTTAAATCACATAACACTACATTACGATTATAATCTTCAAGCACACGATGTTCTTCACCGTTATGATCTACCCAACGTTGCAACATAAGATTGTTCCAGTTGTAGCCTTTTGTACCTTTGTCTTCAAACGCCTCTAACAAACCTACTTTATTCTTTGTGCCTTTTTTACGCACACCTGGATATGCACTAAACACATTGTCACTAGTGTCGCCACGCATACACTTTTCAAACAACTGCCACTCTGGATTTGGAGCAGGCTTAGGTTCACCTGTTTTTTTATCTATTACAGGTTTGCCTTTGTCTGTAAAGTAACCTTTGTGTGTAATAACAGTATTTGTAACACCGTTGTACTGACGTACATTGGGAGCAACTAATTGTGCAAAATCGCCATCTGTTGATATAATCACATGATTGTCATTAGGATGATTTTGCACCCAACCTGCAATCAAATCATCTGCTTCAAGTTGCGGATGATGTAGCACAGTGCAATTAGTTTTATCAGTTACAAAATCTTTAAAATGATCAAACGCCTCCCAAAACAGTTTGTCTTCTTCTGCCTGCGAAGTAGTCATAGCATCACGAGTTTCTTGCCGGTTACGCTTGTAAGGTTCATAGTAGTCCTTGCGCCAACTACGTCCTTCTAAGCAAAACACAACATGGCTACCATCAAAGTCTTGCCATGCTTTCTTGATACTATTAAGTGTAATATGAAAAGCCATGCCAAGTTTTGTATCAGCATCGCCTCTGATTACATGTCTTGCACGAAAGAATGTGTTCGCAGTGTCTACTAGTATATAGGTCATTAACTTACCTCTGATTTATCCTTGTCTATAGGTTTAACATTAATATAACCTATTTCTCTGTCTTTGTCAAGACCATCTTCTTCCAAAATCTGCATTGCTATAGTTTTAAACCATCCATTTACAATGTCTTCATTGGTTTCACCAGAATATCCTGCATCAAGCAGTTCTTCAATAAATTGATTATTCCAGTCAAGTTCAAAAAACCCATTCTTAATATTATCAGGATTGACCTGTGTATCAAGCACTCCTACCCATGCTTTACCTGCACGAGTAGCATCTTCTTTTTCTCGCTGTAGAATAGCTCTACGCTCTTCTTCTGCTGTTTTTTCTTTTACAGGTTCATCAATTTTCTTTTTAATTCCTGCATCTCTTACTAGTTTACTCCACCATCCCATTATAGTCCTGCCTCTCTTGCACGTTTTTCGGGCGAGTCAATCTGTGCTTGCATTGCTCGTTTGTGTTGATCATTAATAAATTGTTCCTCATCAAACATATTCTCAAGTCCCCCAGGCGTTTCCAAAGAGTGATATGTGGAGTCTTGGTGTGAAGCGCCAACCTCGCTCCATACATGCTTGGGCGACTTCTTTGACGTTGAGATTGTATTCTTCACTTCGTCCGCCCAACGGCATAAGATATACCGGACATTGTACCCCGGCACTTCTATAAGCGTCCACAGCTCTTTCAACTTCTTCAAAGTCATCTTGAGTAGCGACAACAAACTTAAGGTAAATGTCACTACCATCAACAAGGCTATACTCTTTAGCAACATCAGGGAGTATAGCAGTATCCCAAGGTTCTCCTGAAACGCTAAGTTTTGGGGAACAACTCCAAGTGACTTCAAATCGTTCTTGATCTGCGAGATAGTTGAAAAAATCATCGTGTAACTTTTGTGTAGTGTTTGTTTCAAATGTAACATTTTTTAGGTCCTGCATACGTGGATGTTCGAACAAATCAATGTAGAGCTTTTGCCACGCTAACAAAGGCTCTCCACCTGTCATGATCAAATGAATGTCTTGACCGTTGTCCTGTGTCCACTTACCATTAGGAGTAAGTGATAGTAAATGTTCAACCACTTCATCTACTTCTGCAAGTTTATTAAAGTGTTTGAATTCTGGATAGATACTTGCGTATGTATCACAGCCTGTGTGAATGATAGGCAAGTCCTCAAATTTTTCTGTTGTTTCATGAACTTTATTATCGATAAGTGCTTTTACTTCATCGTTGTGTCTTTTACCTTCTTTGTGTAAGGTCCAACGATCTTTCTTTTCACCCGTACCAAAGTTCATACAACGAAAGTTACAACCGAATGTGCGTAGGAATACACTTGGTACTCCTACATATTTACCTTCGCCTTGTACACTGTAAAATGCTTCACTGTATCTTAATTTCATAGCTGGCTTTCTGTTAACTGCTTCATATGAAGGATAACCTTTTTCAAAAACTGGTGCTTCTATCATCGTGGTGCAAACTCCTGTTGTAGTTTAATATTGTCAAAGAACTCTTTCTTTGTACCAGGATCATCATTAAATGCACCTTTTAGCACAGTAGTTTGGGTAAGTGAACTGTGGGCTCTAATACCTCTATTCTCACAACAACCATGTGTTGCTTGGATGTACACACCTACGTGTTTACTACCAGTTGCTTTCATAATCTCACGTGCAATATCATTGTTTAATTCTTCTTGCAACGTACCACGTTTTGCACACCATTGTGCGATGCGTGTGTATTTAGAAAGTCCAATTAGTTTTTCTGCGGCAATAATACCAATATATGCAACACCTGTTACTGGTTGATGGTGATGTGAACATACACTTTTAAGTTCACTTCGTACAACCAACATACCTTCATATCCATCATCTACGTGATTAGGAAATGCAGTTGCATTTGGCATAGGATCATAACGTCCTGCCATTAGTTCATTTACATACATCTTAGCAAGACGTCTACCTGTATCTTGACTGTTAGGATCATTATGCCTGTCAATTACAAGACTGTCAAGAACACTTTCGAACTTGCCTGTAAGTTCGTCAATCAGTTCTTCTTTGTCGTCTTTTTGCAAGACTTCTGAAATATTGTCACCTGCCCAATAGCGGATACCTGCATCTTGTAGGCGGGTTTTAATTTGTTCACTTTTGCTCAATTTGTTTCTCCGAGTTATAGACGAGGATGTCTCTCATCATTATGTCTTATTATATGATATATTTAGGTTTTTGTCAAGCATTATATTAGAAATACTTGTCAAGAACTTCCAATTGATCATGATATTCTGCAATAACTTTGAGTTCTTTTTCGATTGCTTCCAAAATATCTGGATGCTCTCCAACTCCTGCTGAATTCTTAAGATACACTTCTACGTTCATTGCGTGTTTGGCAATGTGTCCGCGAGCATGTTCTTTGATTGCTTCGATCATATTGTCTCTGTTATATTCTTTAGCCATTTGTTTCTCCTTTTCTGTAGTTACCCTTTTCAGGTATTACATGACGCACACCGCCACGTGGATCTTCCATATCGCCTTTGCGTCTTGGAATAAGATGAACATGCGGATACATCACTGTTTGTCCTGCACTTTCACCAATGTTTTGTCCAATGTTATAAGCATCACAGTAACCATTTTGGATCCATTCATATCCCCAAGCATATGCTGCTTTGTAACATTTTTCAAGTTTTTCCCATGTTTCTTCTTTGGGTACAAAAAGAACATGTCCTTCTGTAACAGGGAACCCATCTTTAAATACAGTATAATCTCTTGTATCTACAAGAACATCTGTCCAAGGTACTTCATTATACTGCATAAAATTCTTCCTCAACGTATCTTTTTAGTTCATGATCGCCTATGTTTTCAGGAACTCTTTTCTTATAAAACAGTTCATAACTGTCACTACCATATTTGCCAATACCATATAATTGTGTAGCATCTTCACCGTCCCAAGTTAAATAATCTTTGCTCATCTGACGCAAACGTTTTTCTCGAACATTTACCATTCCTAATGGTTGTATAATCATCTTAATTGTGTTAGGTGCGGTGTTAATTAAATGCACAGGCGTTGGGCAAATGCCAAATAACAATGGCAACACTCTTTTTACTTGTTTACGATTGGTTTGATTCAAACAAATAACACCAACCATATGTTGCCAACTATTGTCTACCTGTTGTTGTACCATAAGATCGTCACGCATTAGTATTCTCCTACATTCTCCCAAGGATAAACAAGCCAAACATCTTCTTCTGCTTTGTCAATTTCGTGACATGTATAGTTAATAGGCACAAGTACTTCACTGGCCATGTTATCTGTAAGTGTAGCAAACTTTACATTATTGCCCCATACACGATGCCAATGAGGATCTGTAGGCAAACACCCTGCCTCCCAGTCTCGCATAATCCAATTGAATGTAGCACCTGTATCGTTGATGTCATCTACAATAAGAATGTTCTTTTTATTATTACCTGCATCACTATGCGGATATCCAAATGCATCTTCGGCCATCCAACAGTTGCTTTCGCTTTCTCTATTGTCGTCACGCAAACTAACTTTAAGTGCTTCACAGCGAATACCAGTCATATTTGAAATAATAGTAGCAGGTACATTACCGCCTCGTGTAATGCCTACAATGTAATCAGGACGCCAACCGTCTTTATACATTTGATTAACAATGCTGATACACATACGTTCTACGTCTGTCCAGGTATAATAATGTTTCTTAATCATTCGCCTTTCGCTCCTCTTGCAAGATATTCTTCATTGTGAATCCAACGGTATCCTGCATCGTGCATGTTGTCAACTTTGTTTGCATGAACAAAACGCATAAATCCCCATTCTTTTACTTTGCGTCCCATGAAGAACAAACTCCAACAAGGAATTTCATTACCA